GGAGTATTCCCTTATGGAAACTCAAATGATGCCTTACGACGTGTGTCGAGGGTATCTAGCTGACGTCGGCCACGAACTTGGACCGGAACTTCAAGCTAAAGCATTAGGATTTCTCCGAAGCCGTAACTTGAAGGGTCTCTGTTCGATGTCGGAACTCGAGGGCTGGCATTGTCTATCAGCCCGCCAAGCACAAATCCTGCTACAGATCGAAGCATTCTTTAAGAAGAATGCAGATCTCAGCGATGAGAAGAAGTGCTTCGAAGCTGCTCGGAAGTCCTTTATGGACGCCGAGCGGCGATGTCGCATAACTAATCGTCGTCTCGACTACTACTATGACAAGCGCCATCGTTTAGATGCCGATCTTGCCTTGTGGTGGAAGAGAGCTGAGATCCATATTCGACGAGTACTAGGACCGTTTGGACGGTTCTTTGAGGAGATTCCTCAAAGGATCCGAGTAACCGATGGTGCAACATCTACGCGATCGAGACAGGAGTCTATCCCTTATCTTAAGATTCGGGGCAGGCTCATGTGTTCGGAAGCCGGTAGTCCGTACCTCCGCGCACTCGCAACCTTTTATGGTTACGATGGGCTGAGGATCAAGACTACTTGCTTAAATCGAGTAGAAGTCGTTCCTAAAAGTTGGAAGACGCATCGCACTATCGCATGCGAGCCGGATGGTTCACTACCATTCCAGTTAGCGTTCGATGATTATGCGAAGGAGCGACTCCGAAGAATCGGAGTCGATCTGTCTGACCAACTTCGAAATCAGGCCTTAGCAAAACAAGGGTCGATTGATGGCTCTTTAGCCACCATAGACCTGAGTGCTGCTTCGGATACCGTATCGTTAAATGTCGTGCACGCCCTCTTTCCGGAGGGCTGGCGTCAATATTTAACTTCTTTCCGGTCTTCTCATTACAAGGGTAAATTTGGACTTGGCAAGTATGCCAAGTTCTCTTCCATGGGAAATGGAAGTACCTTTGCTATTGAGACGCTGATTTTCGCTGGCGCATGTTACGCAGTCGGGTCGAAGACCTATTCTGTCTATGGTGATGATATCATCATAGAAACAGATAAAGTCCCGGCCTTGCTTCGTTTCCTGCGTTTCTTAGGTTTCCGAGTGAACACAGATAAGTCATTCTGGGACGGCCCTTATCGGGAGTCCTGTGGGGCTTATTGGTACCTCGGACAATCTGTGACTCCGTTCTTTATGCGTGGTGAATACTCCGGTAAACCGGACTATTGTCACCTCGTTAATGGACTGAGCTCGATTGGAACTCCGGAAGGGTCCCTTTGGGCCTGGTGTAAGTCTCTCACGAGACGTCTCCAGCTCCCCATTGGTCCCTTTCAGGATGATTCGACGAGGTACGTCAACGTTGACGTGCCAACATCGCATCGCCTAAGACTTATCAAGACCCCAAAGGTTGGTGAGTATTCTTGGATCCCGCGCGTCAAGGGTTTTGTTCATAAGAACATCACCGGAGAGGTACGTGACTCAAGAACCTTATTCCTCTGGTACCTTAACCGGTACCGGCTGAATAAGAATCCCCAACAGTTGAAGGAATTGATAACCAGTAGGATCCCTACTTCGAAACGTAAGTACGTACGAAAGTGGGTTCGCTGGATTCCTCCAGCGTCGGCTACACCTGACCACCTTTATTGGTGGGCAGAATTTCTACTTCGCGAAAGCTGAGTAGGAATGTAGTGGGAAAG